CAAGAATTACTTATAAAAAATATAAAAAATGTAATTGAAAAAAATGATGCTGAAATTTTAACTATACCTCGTATAAATATTCATCCGGGTATTACACAAGAATTTATAGATCGTTATAATTTAAAAATAAACGAACTAGGGTGGGTTAATTGGCCGGATTACCAGTCGCGTATTTATAAAAAATGTGATCATATTAAGTCGACACAAGAACTTCACACTAAAATACGGGGCAGTGATAAAAATATAGCGTTCCCCGCAGATCCCAAGTTTGCTATGTGGCACATTAAATCAATGGAAAAACAACTAAGTCGATGGAAACCTAGCGACGAAAAAGACGGTACTACATTCTCCGCTCCTTCGGATAATTTATACGATATTCTCATGTAAAAATCCCCATGTATCTGTATTTGTTGTGAATTTTGACATATCTATTGAATTTAGTATATTCGCATTATTATCGCGTTCATGTTCTAAATGATATATAGGAGGAAAATTAGAAGCTCGAACTGTGCCATTTTCCATAATCACTTTATATTGTACGGTTGTATCCGAAAATTGTCTTTTTTTCATACTTTCTTCAAAACCTTTAATTTTATACCACGTTTCTCTATGAGCTATTTGAAAATCGCCGCAACCACAAATAACACTCGCAAGTGTATGGTGATTTTTACCCGGAAACTTATCGATTATATCTTTTGTTATTTTTAAATACGGACTCATTAATTTAGTATGTATAGAGTCTACACCGAATAAAAGTGACACTCTTTCGTTTGTAAAAGGTAATTCACTGAATGCTTTATCTACATCATTTAATTCCAAGTCTTTCCTAGTAACTGTTATCATTTCCATCGGTTTTAAATTCGAGATTACTAAATCTAATTGATTACGTGAAGGAGCTATTATATCTATATTAGTGCTTACTATTATGTCACCGGTAGCTTTACGTATAGCTATGTTTCGTGATAATACCTCGCACATGGGTTGAATTTTTTCACCGTTTGTTAATTCTTTTACTTTATCCGGTGGTACCGTAATAACTTTAAGTTTACTCCTATCTTTAATTTTTAATTCATCTGTTAATATTTTTTTGTCGTGTTCGGTATTCCAATCGACGTATACAACTTCATCAAATGTTTCGAGTAACGAATTTATAGAATACGTGGCTCTTTCGATAAGACGTCCACCGTAATTGTCATTCCTTCCACAAATAATAGCCGAGATAGTCATTTAAAGAAAAATGTTTACTATCTTTAAATGAATGATAAGCTTATAGTTACGACAACAATTAACAAACCTACTGAAGCTACGAAGGAATACGCTAAATTAAATGGATGGGACTTTTTGGTTGTTGGCGATAAAAAAACACCACACAAAGAATACAAAAAATATAAATATCTTCATCCACGAGACCAGGAGAAATTAGATAAAAATTTATCGGATATGATTGGTTGGGGTTGTATACAGCGGCGCAATATGGGTTTTGTGTATGCTCTTAAACATGGATATAAATACATAGCAACTGTAGATGACGATAATATCCCATTAAAAAATTGGGGTACACTTTTTAATGAAAGTAAACCGGAATGCAAAGAAATTGATATGTATTCAACCGATTTCGGTTTTTTTGACCCGCTTAGCGTTACAAACTATAAGCATCTATGGCATAGGGGATTTCCTCTCCAACACGTTCATAAAAAAAATAACGTGACAAAATCGAAGAAATTTTTCGAGAAATTTGACGTACAAGCAAACCTGTGGAACGGTGATCCTGATATAGATGCAATGTGTAGGATGATTTACGCACCAACATGTGAGTTCGATAACACCAGACTCGGAACAATTAGACACGTAACCAGAGCGTGGTATACGAGTGATTGTGCAATGCCTTTTAACAGTCAAAATACAATTTTAACACAAGATGCATTAAAACATTACTTCATGTTTGATAAGGTTGGTAGAATGGATGACATTTTCGGTTCTTACCTGTTACAGAAAAAGGGTTTTAACGTCGTATTTGGACCACCGTCAGTGTATCAGGATAGAAATGAACATGATATAACCGAAGATATGAAAAAAGAATACATAGGATATGAAAATGTAAAGGATATTTTGAATGACACGTCGTTTATTTCATTTGATTCTTATAACAGGTATAGGGAAGTTGTCGAAAATTTAAATGTAGATACAAAAACTCAAGAAAATAACCTCGTTACATAATAGACATGTCGTATTATGTAACACACGATAATTCATTCCTTGACATAAAAAATGCACATTTACGTGTAGCTGGAAATGTTCACGCGGATACAGTTCATGTAGGTGCAGTCGAATTTAATCCGGGTGCTCCGAAATACACTGAAACGGTTAGATTTTCTAATACACATTCTGGGTTAGTAACCACGTCTAATCTTGATGTACAAGGAACACTTATACTCAACGGTATTGAGATTGGAGCATCTCTCGATTATACTCTTCAAAATATAACAGGAATTCCCTCAGGTAATATAACCTCAAATCCCATAGTAATCACAAACGCTACTACAGGTATTGATTCGAGTGGAAATGTTCACGCGAGTGCCTTTTATGGTAACGGGACAAAACTTACAGGGGTAGCTTTAGCGAATGATTTAGCCTCAAATGATGCTAGAATTACGTCCTTGTCGACGTTTCAAACATCTAATAACGCTCGTATAGATACGGTTACAGATAATATATTTTCAAACGCATCGAGAATTGCTACGTTAGAAACGATAATAGCAAGTCTAGAAGCCCGTGTACTCGCTTTAGAAAATCCTTAATTAATTCCTTCAAAGTAATTGTATCTTACTTTGCAAGAAAATAAACTCGGTAAAATATAATGAACGGTAATGATACCTATCTCAATATTAACGATGCTCATCTCAGGGTAACAAGTGGTAACGTTCACGCCAGTGGCTTTATACTTGATCAGATATCTATAGTTACTACTGATAGTACAGGGTCTAGTATAGATTTTCTTAACGATACAAAAGCATTTACTGCTCGTTCTAATATTGAAGTCGGTCAAGCAAATTTATTTGTTGATACAACTACATCATATATTGGTATAAATACAGATAAACCAGAATATTCACTCGATGTTCACGGATCTATTAATGTTGATACCCTTTCATTTCTCACTCTCTCCGGTGATGGGACGACATTATCAGGTGTCGCACATTCAGAGGATCTTTCGGATAATTCTTCTAGATTAGCTTCAGTAGAGACGTCGACGACGAGTCATTCATCTTTACTCTCAGGTTTACGCACGGATGTGGATATGAATTATGCTCTTGCGGTGGCTTTAGCGTCTTCTAATACTACACAAGATGAATTACTTACGGAATTAAATACAAATTTAACAGATAATTCGTCACGAATAGATACAATTCGTTTAGATTTAGATTCAAATCTAAACAAAGTTTCACATATTACGTCTACAACCAGTAATACGACGATTTCATCTAATTTAGAAATATTTGGAACTTTCTCAGCAAGCGGTCACCCAGATGGGGCGTTACACGGCTCGAGTGCAATTTTATATCTACTTAATACGACATTTTATAAAGAATGGCAGTATACCAATTATGTTTCACCGAGTGTTAAAGTCTCATTTAATGCATCAACCGAAATACCGAGTGGATCAAATGCAATTTTGGCGGATGTATATTTATCCAGAGACAGTATCTCGACAAATGGAGATCACCAAATTCATGTATTAGGAAAAAATCATACTACAGGCGTAAATTGGAACTCTGGATACACAGCAAACGCCCCATCTACGTATTTCGGGAGTTCTATCGGATCCCGACAAGTGGCTTCGGTTATGATGCCCGGTGATAGCGATGGATTTACCCATCATAACGGAATTTGGTATACATCTGTAATCATACCGTTAGAAAATAACGAAATTTACTATTCAAATTACGGAAACAATAATAGCAGTGGTTGGGTGTATATACACATACGAGGATATTATAATTAAATTTTTTCTTTCAGACTGGATAAATCGCATTCCGCAAGAAAAAACCTTGAGGTATAATAAGATTGGGGATGAGTCAAAACGGCATTCTCGATTTTCAAAGCACAGATAAAGTACGATTCGTGGGTTCTACCTCGAATATCGTTCTTGATACAGTTAATGCGAGCCTAGGAATAGGTCTCGTAACAGATGATTTATTAAAATCAAATTTACAAATTGTGGGTAACGCTCACATTACCGCGGGTTTAACAACTTTAGGTAATGTAGCTGGTGATAAATTTCTCGGTGATGGTAGTTTGCTCACAGGTGTAGCATTTCCGGCTGACGTAGCGGCGTTAACTCTCGATACAGTCGCCGGTGTAAATAGTTCTACCGATGAAACTATTCAACTTACAAACACTACTACAGCTCTCGAAGCTTCCGGTAATGTCGAGCTTGACAGCTCTCAACTTATATTTAAGTCGGAGATACAAGCGGCCTCACCCGGTACTCAGTGGACATATGCAGATGAACATGACGGATCAACAGATACAAATCCGGTCAGTGCAAATCATGAATTTAGCACCGCTTTATCTTCGACACCGGACGGTAATCGTATTCTCGTAGGTATAGGCAGTGGCGGCTCGTCATCCAACGCTGGACAAGTTAGAGTATACGATTGGGATGCCGGTACGTCTACTTGGAATCAGGTTGGCAACGACATAGAAGGTATAAATGGATACGATAGACTCGCATGGAGTTCACCAAATCACTATTCTGGTGGTGGTGGTGCGGCTGAAATTTCTGCGGATGGTACTACAATTATTGCCGGCGCCAGTTCATGGTCATCTAGTGCAGGCAGCCAAACCGGATATGCTGTCGTATATAAGTTAATATCTGGCACGTGGACACGAATAGTTGGTATTGCACAACCTGTAGGTACGGGTGGGGGTAACGGTCCCATTGTAGGAGAATTGTACGGTTCGGCGCAGTATGAAAGATATGGCCACGCAGTTGATATTTCCGCAGATGGTACTCGAGTAGTAATTGGTGCTTATGGTCACTCGTCACCGGCCATCGTGGGCGAAAACGGACGAGTCCAAGTATTTGATTGGGATGGATCTAACTGGGTCCAAGCTGGTGCCGATCTTATTGGTCTGTATTCCGGTGATCGTTATGGAATGTCTGTAGCTATATCGGATTCTGGTTCAACTATTGCAGTTGGTGCACCAGGTGGTATGCGAGATTCCTCGCCCATACATAATGGTTATATTGATGTACTTGATTGGGATGGAAGTCAATGGAATAAACGTAATATCGGGTCTGGTGGAGCGGGTAAAGGTAACGACGGTGGCGCTGGCACGGGGTTTACCCTGACTGGTGTGAGTATTTATGGTGTTCAATACCAATCTCTTTTCGGTACGGTCGTTAAGTTATCTGCGGATGGTACAATTGTTGCTGCCAGTGCTACTAAGCGCGGTGGTGCGGCCATCACTAATCAGTTAACTTTCCCGAATCGTACGGGTAGTGCACGTGTGTTCACATACAACGCATCCACCGATCGTTATTCCGTAGTAGGTGTCATCGATGGAAAAGCGGCGGAACTCGCACACGACGGTGTGACGCTGGATTCATCGGTAACAATGAGCAGCAGCAGCGTTACCATGCAGATAGATATGTCTTCGACTGGAGACTATGTTGCGCTTGGTTATCCTCTGCACCGACCCACGTCGGGTATAGGGTCGGGCTCTGTCTACGTATACCAACTTATAGGCGATACATGGACATTATACGATCATCGTATATCATCGACCGATTTCACTGAGATACCCGATAGCCAGAATAATGCGTACGACTACTATTTAGGCAGAAGCCTCGCACTGGCTGATGGAGGTTCTAAGATAGTCATGGGTACTAAAAACGATTCGACGGGACCCGGACAGATTATCACAGTAACTAACGGTTATCAAGCGGCTATTACAGGTGAGATTCCAGTTGAAATGGTGTCCACCACTCTTACAGTACACGGAAATCTTCAAGCTACTTCGTTCTTAGGTGACGGTACAAAACTTACCGGTGTAGCTCTTGCTACGGATCTTGCGGATAACTCTTCAAGGATTACCGATTTATCGAATGAGATTGATAATCTCGATATTGAATCTGCCCTCGCGCGCTCCAATCTCGCGACCGAACTCGCCGATAATTCTTCTAGGATTAATACTTTACGTCTTAATCTCATAGATAACTCTTCTAGGATTGTTAACACGAATACCGATGTCACAGATAACGCAGCTAGGATTACAGTCTTAGAAGTAGATCTTGGGGATAATGCTTCTAGGATCACTACATTGGAACAGGCTAATATTGTACAAGAAGGGCTTATCGACAATCTTCGAACTGATGTTGACAATTTTGTTGTGGCTCAACAGGCTGCGGGTGGTGATCAATCGTTGAATCTCGCTGATAATGCGGCCAGGATTACTGTCCTAGAAACAGATGTTGCGGATAATTCTTCTCGTCTCGACGATTTAATCGCTCTTGAAGAAGATGCGAACACCGTCCAATCGGGTCTTATTGACGATCTTCGAACGGATGTGGATTCTAACGCTAATCGTGTATCTTTTATAAGCGCAGCTGGTGACACAACCGTTATCGCTTCTAATTTAGATGTCACTGGTAATATTTTCTTCCGCGGTGAACGTTTCGTCGTCGATTCTGAAACCAAGGTCATCAGCGATCCCATCATGGGCTTAGCTAATAACAATACATTATCTACTACCGATATTGGTCTTATAATGCAACGCCCCGAAGCAAATGTAGCACTTGTTCATCATGGAAGTTCGGATGCTACAAACCCTGACCAGTTTACTATAGGATATACACAAAGTTCCATAGAAGATTCTGAAGTAACTGTCGACACCGGGAATGTCATCACAGTTAACATCTTAGGTAATCTCATTACACAAGATACTATAACAGCCGCCACATTCTTAGGTGATGGCACCCAACTCACGGGTGTAGCTTTACAGACAGATCTCGCTGATAATACTTCGAGGATTGGAACCTTAGAAAGTGATATCGCCGATCTCGAAGCTGCGACCACAGCTGCGGGCGGTGATACTGCGGGTAATTTGTTGAATAACGCTGCGAGGATTACCACTTTAGAAGATGATCTCGCGGATAATTCTACTCGAATCGCCGAATTAACGTTCGGTGATGTAGTTGACGTAAGTAACGTATCTTCTAATACCATTCAATTAACGAATGCGGATACCGGACTCGTAACGAGTGGTGATATCGTAGTAGGTAAAACTATTACTTCCACGTCTTCTTTTGTAAGTAACGCTGCGACAATCGGTGCAACTAAGACATTCACTGTAACTGCGGATGGGGGTTATTATTTGATAGACGGTGTAACACAAGCGGCTCTTACCCTGTCTCAAGGTCAAACTTACATATTTGATGTATCTTCGTCAACTCTATCGAATCACGCCATAGCATTTTCTACGGGTGGTACAGATGGAGCCGGTTCAGCTTATTCTGATGGTCTCACTTTATCTTGGCAGCAGCCAGTGGCACGATTTGCCGGAACCGCTGGGGCGATAATAACATTTGTAGTTCCTACCACAGGGACATCCACCGTATCTTATTATTGTACCAGCCATTCGGGTATGGGAAGTGATCTCACTATTGTAGATTCGGCTGAACTTATCGTTTCCGGAACTGTAGAAGCAACCGCTTTTATTGGTAGTGGTACTCAACTCACGGGTGTAGCTTTCCCAGCTGATGTGAATGCTTTAACTCTCGATGCTGTGTCTACTGTAAGTAATACAACTGGTCAAACTATTGAACTTACAAATACAGATACATCTCTCGCAGTGTCTGGTAATGTCGCTTTCGTTTCCGAAACGGTCATCAACATACCTGGTACCGAGTGGGAATTTGAAAATTCGTTCAACGGTGGATTTACAACTGTGGCGGATGGTTTCGGAGGTGGTCTAACCATAACACCCGATGGCACTCGTATGGTAGCCACAGCACTGGGCGCGGATGCCAATGGGTCTGATTCAGGTGTAGCAAAGATATATGATTGGAATGACAGCACGTCTAGTTGGGTCCAGAACGGTGCGAATATAACAGGTTTAGGGAGCGGTGATAAGCTCGGTCAGGGTGCATGGCCTACTGATTCCGGTTGGGACACTGCCGCTATTTCTACTGATGGCAATACAGTTGCTATCGGTGCGTATCGAGGACAACCCGGTATCACTCCTGTAGATCCGGGTTATGTTATTGTGTATAGGTTAATAGGTGGCACGTGGACGCGTTTAGAAGGCGGAATCACGGTCAACGGCTCCCTAACTTCCAATAATAAATACGGTGGTTTCGGTGCCGCGGTCTCTCTTTCTGCGGATGGTAATCGAATGATAGTCGGTTCTCCTCGTAATCCCCGATTTCAGACACAAACGGATATCAATAATAATGTCGCGGGTTGGGACGGTGATGTTTTTGTATACGATTGGGATGGATCTCAATGGAGTCAAGTTGGTACAACCTTCGAGTCTACTTCAGATGGTGAGCACCTTGGTACGAGTGTAGATATATCCGCTGATGGTAATACGATTGCTATGGGAGCTCCTGGTCGGTCCGCGTTCGACCAGAACAGTTCTACATTAGGATTTGTCAATGTATTTGACTGGGATGGAAGTACATGGAATCAGCGCAATTTAGACGGAAGTAATAACGGTACCGACGGTGGTGCTGGTACGGCGAATGCGGGGCAGTACAAGAGTATTATTTCCGCAGAGCAAGATTCTGAGTTTGGTAGTAAAGTTAGGTTATCTTCGGATGGTACGATTTTGGCTGTTGGTTCGCCACGTCGTTTCATCCAAAATCCGTCGCCGGACGGAAACGGTGGAACGCGTCAAGGTTTCACCAACGGTCTCGGTTCTATTCGCGTATTCTCTTATGATGCGGGTAGTGATAGTTATTCCACGTTAGGCGATGAGATAACGACACCCGAAGCGGCTGGCTGGAGCTCTACGAGCGCAGCCTCGGCGTATGGAATGGATTCCTCAAAAGCGATGATTGGAACAGAGATGTCTTCGACAGGAGATTTGGTCGCGATTTCTTTCCCATTCCACACTTCTGGAGGGTATGTGTACGCATTCAAATACGATGCTGGTAATTGGACCTTATTCGATCATAAAATATCTAGAACCGATTTCCCCGAAATAATTCAGGACAAAAATCGCGCCGAGTTAGGTAAATCTATCGCTCTCGCCGATGGAGGTACTCGATTACTCGCAGCCACCGTAGGAGGCCAATATTCGTCGGCTACGTCTAGTGCCGATCCAACTATTGTAACATTCGCTAACGGGTCTCAAGAGGGTACTGCCATCACGGAGCTGCCACTTCAAATGTTAGCAGCTACCACTCTCAAGGTACACGGAAACGTTGAAGCTAATTACTTCACCGGAGACGGTACTCAATTAACACTTCCTGATTTCGCTTTTGAGACAGATCTTTCGGATAATTCTTCGAGGATTGACCAATTAATTATTGATGTCGATAATCTTGAAGTTGCGACGACTCAAACTGGTGGTGATACCGCACTTAATCTCGCGGATAACGCTTCGAGGATAGGTGTTTTAGAAACCGATGTTTCTGGTCTTCGAATTGATGTAGATTCTAACGCCGAGCGCGTAACTTATATTACATCTACACCTGAAACGACTGTGATTGCCTCTAATTTAGATGTCACCGGTAATATTTTCTTCCGTGGTGACCGTTTCATCGTCGATTCCGAAACGAAGGTTATTACGGATCCTATAATGGGTTTAGCGAATAATAATACATTAAGCTCGACTGATATAGGTTTCGTGATGCAACGTCCTACAGCGAATGTAGCACTTATTCATCATGGATCTACGTCTGCCACGAATGCGGGTGAGTTCACTATCGGTTATACACAAGATTCTTTAGAAGCTTCTGAAATAACAGTCGACACTGGAAATGACATCACAGTTAACATTTTGGGTGATCTTATCACACAAGATACTATCACAGCTACAAAGTTTGTAGGTGATGGTAGTGGACTCGCGGCGTTCGCGTTCCACATAGAAGGTGTCAATGGACAAATGTTAGATACTAAGGCGGTCATGAATGATACAAATACCACTCTAACCATTGGCTTTGATCATAGCATCGATGAGAGTAACGCCTCTGCCGGATTTATAGCTACACCCGGTGCTACTAGGGGTATGTATGTTGCACCCGCAACAGGTGTTTATCAGGTATCTTGCAGGGTTCGTTTAACCGACTATGTATCGTCTAGTCAGACAATAAAATGGTACATTAGAAGGGTTGGTGGTACTGAAGAAGTATACGAGGAATTTGAGTTATTCGTAACACCCGGTAGCGGTCTTCACGCAAGTACAAGTACTACAGTTGTCAAATTGGTACAAGGCGAAGCCATATTCCCTCGCGGTGATGGTACGGACAGTAGTATAAGTTCAACCACATTCAGTGGACAGTACATAGGTACATATTAAATAAAAAATAACCTAGACTAATGTTAGATATGCCAGTAGAAACACCACAAGGTAAACTCGATTTCAAAAGTGTAAATCGAGTTACATTTCATGGTTTAAGTTCGAATACAGTCGTTAGAACCGATACAGGGAGTTTGGGTATTGGTGTTACTTCCAATGACATTTCATCTAATTTATTTGTTAATGGAAATGCTTATGTTTCTACGGAATTAACCGTAGATGGTATTTCAAATATAAACGCGGTGAATCTGAGTGGACATATTCTTCCTACAGTCAACGCACAATATGATTTAGGTTCTGCTGAATATAAAATTAGACACTTATTTTTGAGTGATAACTCTCTATGGTTAGGGGATGAATCAAAATTGTCATTTTCAAATAATCAGGTTACGTTTAGGAGACGTAAAAAGGGTATAACACCTCCGGCTATATTAGAATTATACGGTGCAAGTGAAGTAGAGGCTTTACAGTTTAGCAAAAAAGAGGCTGTGAGTGATATGAAACTAGAAGATTGGATAGCATACGCGAAAACAAAAAATCCCGCAATGGAAATTTCTGATATTTTCAGGGATAACGATATAGATTTTGAATCTACATCTATATCTGAAGATTTAATCAAGGATTTAGAATCAAAGCTTGAAATCGAAAAGTCTAGAAATGATGCTCTCGAGGCACGAATTACAGCTCTCGAAAATTTATAAATACTATTCTTACAAAGTGGTCGAGTCCCACTTTGTAAGAAAATAAACTTTATACATACTAGTAATGGCGTATGAATCAACAACGGATAATTTTCAGATTCGGAACGCTGATAAAATTACATTCGTTGGTACATCAAATACTATAATTGATACGATCACAGGCCGAATTCAAACAAATGGATTTCAGTATAATTCTAATGTAATTCTTGATATTTTAACCGGTGATCATTCAATAGATACATCTATTATATCCAAATTTATAGATCCTCAGATAACGGATGTTCAAGTTCTTGTTGATGGTTCAACTGGAAATGGTATCAATCATATTATAGGCGGCCCAGATCCACACGGAAATCAAACTACATACGATTCCGAAGGTAAATATTGGATTCTTAATGGAAGTAATACGTCTAATATATCTGTTGAAGCGAATACGTTTATAGAAAACGATGACGCCCATTCCGTGTCGGTGTGGTTTAACTCGTCTAACATAGAAGCAAACGTATCTAATACGTGTATTGTTTCAGTTGCGTCAGTGATTAATCTAAATACAACTAATGTAAATATTCAATCAAATACTTGGCATAATCTTACATATACATACGAAGGTTTAGGCGGATCTCAAATTATTTACTTAGATGGGAAATTGGTTTCAAATGTAGAGACCCTTGTAAATTTACCTACAAACACAGATAGTATCCAAATTCAAATTGGTGGTGGAAATATAGACAAACTCGCAAACTTCAGGGTTTATGACAATTTTATTGATCAAAATAGAGTTATGGAAATATGGGACGCGTATAAAGATTACTTTGGGCGTGCAAAATCCCAATTTACGGTTCATCGGGGAAAACTGGGGTTAGGTACGGATATTCCGAAAAGTCGTTTCAGTGTATTAGACGATCCGTGTATTATAGAAAAATTTCCCCCAAAACCATTATCCGCTTACGATGAACAATTTAAAACGAGTGCAAGTTCAACACATTCTAATACGACAACATATAACGCTTTTAATGACTTGACAAGTACAACTGGGATAAATCACCTACACTGGTCACAGGATGGTTCGGGTGATTATGATATTTCAAATGGGGATTGGAATGGTGGGTATACTAATTCTGTTACCACTACAAATGTAGAAAATATCAATAGATATGGACACTGGCTTCAAATAGAATTTCCGTATAAAGTTAAATACAGTTATTCTAATATACAAGCACCGAACGATCATATAGGACGTCAGCCTAATACGGGTTGTATTGTAGGAAGTAACGATTTAAACGGTGTATGGGCGGTTATAGACGACTTTTCGAATAAAATTAGATCTAACAGTACAGATTTTGTCGCGTATAAACCATCGACTCCAGTTACAGAGTATTTTAAATATATTAGACTCGTTATAGAAAAATTGGGAAGTGGCGATTCCCGTGCGGGAATAGATCAATGGAATATATTCGCCGCTCGCGAAGAAGAGCAGTCTACAATTGATAATGGTACTTTAACTTTATCACATAAACTAGATGTTCGTGGAGATCTATATTATGCAGGGATGATATGTAATTTAAATTACATGGAAGATACCATACGTAGTTGGAACCCTCATTATTGGTGGGATATGAACGATGACTATTATCTAGAGGGGGGACTTAATGAAGGTGATACGATAAACTACGTTCACAATAAAAGTGGAAATTGGGTAGATAATTATTTGAGTGCGACAAATTGTGTTACTAGATACATAAATGGGAGAAGATTTTGGACCGGAATTAATTCTTCGGGACGTATGGTTAGTAGAGATAAAGATCTTTTTGGTGGTGGTATAAGTGAAAATATAGGAGATTTAACATCTGTATTTCATGTTGCGTGTACATCCCCAAATCAAATAAGTAATAGTTATTATCATGATTCAGTTACTAGTGATGATCGAAACTCTGTTACATGGGATAATTACGTAACAGGGTTTGATGGTGGAGAATTATTATTGTATAATGGAAATGGGTACGGTTACAGTGACGGTAATACGAATACCGCCGGTGGAATTTTAGGAAGAAATGGTTCTTCTGATACGCAACGCGCAGTTCATTGTGTTATATCTAAAGCGAATAACGCATTCGACCGAAATCAAACAACGCAAGCTAAGGGTATTAATAATCATATCAGCATAGCTACGTTATCTAGGGGTACATTAACAACCAATTTAGCCACCGTTACTAATAACGCGGGTACAAATACATCCGACGCCATCGTTTGGGGTAATAAATATTCACACGACATGCATAACGCTAATAATTTTTTCCATGCAGAAATGATTGTTTTTAAACGTAACAGAGGTGTAATAAGTCAGTCGCAAGTTAAATTTTTACAAGAATATTTTAGATTCAAATATCAACAAGGAGGTATAGGTCTGCAATATTCGGTATAAATCATTTCTTATATTATATTAGATGTCTCTCACGACCTTAAGCACATTCTTGAACGTGAAAGATTCCCACCTACGTGTGGTTTCAGGCAACGTGTACGCACAGGCAATGAATATAGGTGGGATAAATATAGATACTACACATGGATTAGAGGCCGTAACGGCTACCGGTAATGTTGCATATACAACGTTACAATTTGCGGATTCAACTACAGCTTTTATAACTACGTCTAATGCTGAAATTGGTCGAAATCTTAATGTAACGGGTAATATATTGGCATCGGGAGATTTAAACGTAACGGGGAATGTAGATATTTTGTCAGATACGTCTATATTTGGTAATACAGATATTTCATCAGATTTATCGGTCACAGGGGATGTAGACATTTCTTCTAATTTATCTGTATCCGGGAATGTTACATTAGAAAGTGTAATAACAAACCAAGAATTAACTGTTAACGGAAATGCATATGTTGCATCTGATTTAGTAGTGAATGGAAACGTCACTGTTTTCAAAGAAATAACTATAAATAAGGACGTTACTACTAGCGGAAACGTAAGTATAACAAATTACATTAAATACGACTCTGCATGGTTTTATGCATACAACGGAACTTCTGGTGGATCTGGATATTTTAATGATTACAGTGGATTTGTTCCATGGAGTTCCGTGTCATCTGGATCTTCTCATTTTACGACGGGTACGACTACATCCGGTGGATATTATACCACACCGATTGACGGTATTTATCATTTAGATACATCGGTATTAAACTATCCAGATACGAGAACGGGTATATCTGAAATATTTTTTTCAGTAAACGGAAATGTTAACGGAGTAACGAATGGGTTTGGATATAATAGAAAAAATAACATGCCCGAAGAAGAGAGTTTAACTTCATCTACCACAATTAAATTAAATAAAGGTGATATCATAAAAGTGTACGTGACTAACATAGATTGTTATACAACAGGCAATTCTGTATTTTTTAGTGGATATTTAGTTACTAGAATATAATATACAGTTATTTAAATGGCTCTAGAATCTTATGTAGCATCTTTAACTGTATACAATTTATGTAATGACAATTTTCCGGTGTCTGGATGTAAATATGAAGATGTACAATTTCCTAACGGTTACAGTAAACCGACTAAAGAAATATACGAATACACCTTTACACAAAATTTAAATGCCGAGCTTTTCAAAATAGTTCGCAAAAAGCGTGATAAACTGCTAAGTGAATCTGATTGGTTATTCACAGAAGATTATCATCTAGAAGATGATAATTACAAAGAATGGATTAAATATCGTCAGTGTTTAAGAGACATACCTTCTATGACACAAGATCCACAACAAGTAAAATGGCCATCAAAACCTGAAATTGTTAAAGGTGAATGTTCAAATATAAATGAAAATTTCGAAATTAAGCAACTCATAACAGAAAATACACAATTACGCGCAAAAATGGTTAAACTTGAAAAGCGTATAACTGATATAGATTTAAGTATAATACAGCTTAAGCGTGCTAAAAACAAAGCTTAAAGATTTAGACAGTATATAAAATATCATCGCTCCTATAGTGTAGTTGGTCAACACAGTGGACTTTGAATCCACTACCCCAGGTTCGAGTCCTGGTGGGAGCTTATTCGGGTGGAGAGGGGGGTCGGTGTCCGAACTTTTGGGACCAGCTATTGAAATACGGGCATCGGCAAAGGCCAACTCTAACTCAACATTCGAATAATCGTGATTATCTGGTCGACGAGTGCCTTTTCAGGACGTCCCACACTTCGTACCCAGTAATCACAAAACCGGATCATATGTGGGAGACTTTTAAGACTGTTCACCTTAACGAGGCTCCCAGAACAAGCATATGTGATGGCCTTTATACCCTCTCTTAGCTCAGTTGGTAGAGCAGTGGACTGTAGTTCCAATGGTCACTAGTTCGATTCTAGTAGAGAGGACCATTCCTCTGTAGCTCAGTTGGTAGAGCGACAGGCTGTTAACCTGTAGGTCGTCGGTTCGAACCCGGCCGGAGGAGATCCACATTTTTTACAAATTAATCACATTTGTAAAAGATGTTTTGTAATAATAGCGATGAAGTATATAGCTCACAGGGGACTTTCCAAGATTCACAAAGATAACAGTATAGAGGCTATAGGTGAGGCTTTATCACAAAATTATTACGGAGTTGAAATTGATGTACAATTATGTAAATCGGGTGAAATTGTATTATATCATGATGTATATACATCGAGTGGGTTTATAGACGAATTGGAATTTATAGATTTAAAAAAAATGGGTATATGTTCGCTAAAGGATGTATACGACCAACTTCCGCGTATACGTGATATTCTAATTATAATAGATATTAAAGGGTATGATAAAAACGTCACAAACGCGCTAAATAAATTTTACGAAAAAGAAGATACGAGTAAAATTTATTTTTCAAGTTTTAATCGTAAACTTACAAATCAACTGTCTATACGATTTAATATAGGTACTACATTTGAAACTACATATCTGAGAGCTGAATATGATTTCATTACGAAAGGTTTAACGTGTGTAATTATTCATTGGACATGTTTAGATAACGAGTTTATCGCTTTTTGTAAGAATAAAAATATAAATGTCTTTACGTATACACATAAAGAACCACGAGAACTTGAATATATGCTTAGATATGATGTTGATGGAATTATTACAAATGGATAAGATTAAAGATAAAGTTTGTATAACAAGTACAAATGTCTTGCACAGCTATTCTCAGACCCATCGTGAACACAAATACACAAACAAAGAACAATCAAACTACATCGAGTTCTAAAAGGGTCGCGACACGACCACCTCTCACGTCTCTCAATCGTTCAAATGATTATCTATCTGTAGCTGAACGTATTAATGGCCGTGCTGCTATGGTTGGATTTACTTCAGCGGTAGTCGACGAAGTTATGACAGGTCATTCCATCAGCACACAGTTTCAGGAGAACATCGGACTTTCTGTAGCCGTCACCGCTCTCGCATTTCTCGGTACGGCATCCAATCCCAAAGATGAAGGTTATATTCAGGGATTCTGGAAGCCTGAAACGGAACTTATTAACGGTAGATTTGCTATGATTGGAATACTATCATTGCTACTTACAGAATCTATTCACCCACAAGTTCCTCTATTCTGAGCTTAAAAAAATAAAACCGTATTATAATATAAAACATGTCAGGTGGAATTGCCCAATTAGTGGCCATCGGCGCGCAAGATGCGCATATCGTTGGCCAGCCAGAAGTGAGCTTTTTTCGCTCTACCTATAAACGTCATACAAATTTTTCGCAAACCGTCGAAAAGCAGGTTATTCAGGGTAACCCCACTCCAAACGGTATGTCTACGATTCGCTTTGAGCGTAAAGGAGACTTACTCGGTTTTGTGTATTTAGCTCCTCGCAGTGGGACCGCAATGTACACCGCCGAAGAGTGGACTGGACAAATTTCTAAAATCGAGCTTCTCTGCGGAGGTCAGGTTATAGACACACAAGATTCTAACTTCTCTCAGTTTGTAGCCCCAACTCTCAGTGCCTCTAATTTCACTAAATCTGCTTCCGGGCATGGAGCAGACGCTGCATCGTCTACACGCAAGTCTCGTTTTTATCCCTGTCGTTTCTCTTTTTGTGAGAATTGGCAGTCTGCTTTACCTTTAGTAGCTCTACAATTCCATGATGTGGAATTCCGTATTACATGGGGGCCCGATTACACTGCATCTAGTCATAGTTGGGAATGTTTTGCACATTTCGTATATCTTGACTCCGATGAGCGTTCGGTACTTTCCCAAACTGCTCAAAATATGCTTATAACACAAACACAAGTATCTACTCCTTCTTTGAATACCATACAGGACCTCACATTTAATCACCCGGTTAAGTATTTATGTGCAGCTGATGGCAGCGATTTAACTATTGCTGGAAACGGTAATAAGATTAAACTTCAGATCAATGGAACCGATGTGACTGATTTTAAGTACACGGATCCACATTATACATCCGTTTCTGAATATTACCATACGGTTGCTTCTACACCGGATGCTGATGGTAATAATAAAAAGCGGTTCATTTACCCATTCTGTTTAGAGACTGGAAAAATTCAACCTACAGGGAGTTTAAATTTTAGTCGTCTTGACAGCGCGCGTTTAGTCAGTGAAACTGAAGTACATGCGGATACGATTTATGCCGTAAACCTCAATATTTTACGCATAGAATCGGGTATGGGCGGATTAATGTACAGTAATTAAATCCTATATAATAATAAATGTGGATATTTCTATTCCTCGTATTTTTCGTTTTTATGATCACCTACAATCCTAAATCCGGAACACTCAATAAATATATACCTTCTCAGAATGCACCTTGTAAGGATGGGCGTTATCAGGAAGTCCAATTTGGAAAATATGGGCACAATTGTCCCACGCGTGAAACATCTAATATGGGTGCGATTGTATCTACTTAAAAACAAAGGGTCTTTATAAAATACATGTTTGGTCTTGATCGCGAAACCGCTATTATAGTAGCCCTCGTGGCATGCGCAGTAGCTTCGTATTACATTTACACCGATCTTAGAAAGTCTAAGGAGGATATCACAAAAATCACAAAATTTTTAGATAGTGTTACATCTGAACCACCACCTGACATGATTATGCGAGGTGCACCTCCAAGTGCCGCAGTTCAGGTTCAATCTCAACAAGAAGTTCCTTCATCTGATACCGTGACAAATACTAGTGTACAGAATTCTCCCAAATAAACTTATCAGGGGATCGTAGAAGCTAATGAGCGATGAAAAAACACAAAGCTATTGCTGTGCCAGTTACGTTTGCCGGAGATACACCTCGTTTTCTCACGGTTAGGGATAAAAGATTCAAAGAGTGGATATTCGTAACCGGTGGATGTAGGAGGCGAGAAATTTGCCAACCCCTACGTACAGCATTACGCGAACTCGAAGAAGAAACACGTGGGGTATTATCTTTAAAAAAAGGTGAATATACGAGTTATACTTTTAATGTTAAAGAAAGTTCTAATGTAGACCTCGAGTATACAGTGTTCATATTTTTTGTAAATTTTTCAAAAATAGAACAACTTGAATTGGTTAGAAGGTTTAATGAAGAAAAATATAAAATGTATAGTAAAAAAATAACAATGAAAAGAACCTATGATGAAAATGATTTTATGAGTTTTGATACATTACCAGAATTTAATTTGAGACGGCGATGGGAACGGATAATACATAACGTATTAGAAAATCCAGAGTTTTACGCGTGCGTAACTTCTTTAAATAGAAAAACATTCTCTATTAAATAATGAAGTCTAAAAACTATATTCTTAAACAAATAAAAGATATTCTCATGGAGCGAAAGTCGTACAGGGAAGAGAGGGCTGATCAATACATAGAAGAATTAAAAACTAAGACGGTTTATGAATTATTAGTTCTTAAAAAGGAATTATCTTTAGAAAAAGAAGAGTTCATAGATGTATCTTGTAGATCATCGATTTGGTTCGAAGAAGAAAATTAAAAAGAAGAAAACAATATAATGTAAGTATGTTTAAATCCTGGTGCCGTAAACAAGGATTTGTTAATAGCTCCAATCTTTCACATGTGCTCATGGACGGTGGCGTTTTATCTGTTCCATATGAAAGATTGAATGAATTCTATGAAATATATATAAAAGCTGTGCAATCAGGTGAAAAAATATTTGTTGTCGAACAAAAAACTGATACATTTAATTTTTTCGTTGATTTAGATTATAAAGACGAAGAAGATATTCCATTTGAAAGATTAGAAGAATATATCCGTACTATATGCGATCGTGTTACACATTTCAACGGTAAAGATGTACTCATTTCTGCGGCAAGTCCTAAAGATTGTGGTAACAATTTAAAGAAATACGGAATCCACATGAATTGGCCGGGATTTGTAGTGGATCATGGTTCGGCTATGGCTCTACATTCTCATATAGTATCTGCATTATCCATTATGTTTCCAGGTAAATCGTGGGGTGATATAGTAGATACCGCTGTATACGGTGGGGGTCGAAAAAATGTGAAAGGTAGTGGTTTTAGAATGCCATGGTCACATAAATATGTAAAAGGTGAAATTCAGGGTGAATATAAACCTGTACTGATTTATAGACATAAAAACGGTGAATTAACTCGTATATTTGATAGAAGTCCATCGGTTGAAGTTATGCACATGTCAACAGTTAGAACTTTGAGTACTGCTATCAATATAGTAGAAGGTTCAAGTCGCGATGAAGGTTCATTTACTTCAACCGAAATGAAAAATGAATTTCATAATGAAACGGTATCGAGTGATCTTGAATTATTTATTCAGAAAGAAATAGAAGGTCAAAGATACGCACAAGTGCGTAAGATTTTCTCTAATAAACACACATTTTTAGTATCTTCTGATTCTAGATATTGTGAGAATAGAGGACAGTCCCATGCATCAAATCATGTTTGGTTTCGTGTGGAAGGTAGAACTATTCAGCAGCGTTGTTTTTGTACATGCGAAACGATGAAAGGGCGGCGTTATGGATATTGTAAGGATTTTTATGGAAGAAAACATAAATTACCAGACTCAATATATAAAGGGTTGTATCCAGATGGTTATTCTCCACCGATCATTTCTACACCACAAAACGTATGTATGCCATGTCCAGAAGAAAAAAAAACTGATTCGATTTTAATTTGTGAAGAATTGCAAAAATTTATTAATAAAAATGTATTGATTGGTGAATCTACAAAAATTAATAACATAACGAATAAATCCAAAACTATTAGAATAGTTAATACTGATTATACATGTTCAGTGTGCAAAAAGAAAAAAGTTCAATTTAAGATTACTAAAAATCGTATAATTCAAACATGTTCGTGTAATTCCAGAGAACATAATTTATCAGATAAAATAGTACGTTTACTGTAAAGATGTTACAGGTATTATTAATAGGAATGGTGGTATTCATGTTTTCAAAACTGGCATCATATAACACGGAAAATAACGAAGTTGATAAAATTGTAAAAGAAACGCACAAATATTCGGGTATATATCCAAGATTATATAAAACTTTTCAAGCTAATATGACTTTAGCTACCGAATATATGAAAGAAGAAAAATTTAATAGATCACAAACTGCACTGATTAACGCCGTTAATAATCTAAACGACATAGGGCATTACATGATTTTAACCGATGTTGATTTAATAGACGAAATCGCAGAAATAGGTGACAGATTAGGAATTACATTCGAGCGCATATTAATGCAAAAAAGTCTTATTAAAGGTGAAAACTACAGGTCTAAATATATTTAAAAAGAATTAACACCGTTAATAAAACATGACTATAAATACCTCATATACTCGTTCTGGAAGAAAAACTAAAGTACCCGAACGAATGGAACCAACTGAACGTAATGTAGAAGATGACTTTGATGATGATGAATACGATACAGATTATGATGCAACGGATGAAGACGATTTATGTGAAACTGATAGCGAAGATGAATGTGTCGATAGTGATGAAGATGAAAATGGAAACTTAAAAGGGTTTGTTGTGAGTGATAATGAAGATTCAGATGATGAATACGAAGCTTAAAAAAATAAAGTATTAAATATTTACATGGAAACCGAATTAGGTAATCCTATCGAATATAATCCTCAAATTTTAGATAAAGAGGTACGAAATGATAGCGAACCCATACAAGATCATGTACCAAACGATCAACAACAATATTATTATCCTCACCAACCACCTTATATTATGACACATGACTCGGCTCCACATAAATCGACGGATGTTTTTGCATCTTTAGATAAGGTTGCATATATAGTAATATTCGTAGCTTTTATATTAGGGTTCTTTATGGGAAAAACCCTTCAACCCGTGATACTTAGAACTGGGTGAAAATGGTATAAATGTTTTTATGGGGTCTTTTGTTTTTTTAATATTTCTACTGGTAATTACTGGACGGACAACCCCGTCAATAATTACTTCAGACGCTTTCTTATCTTCGTCGTCCAATAAGTCTATATCGGTAATAACAAAATTTTTCCCATGTTTATTGATTGGCATATAACTAAAGTTCATTGTATTATTAAAAGTGTATATTTTAATAATATGACGGATTATTATATAATTATTTTAAATTAATTAGATGTTACTTCTTCTCCTTCTTCTACATTTTCATCATTTTTTATCGTTGCATCGACAGATTCATCGTGTTCCTCAGCTTCCTCAGGTATAGACATATCAGCTTCACGCTGTTTACGACGCTCTTCAATTTCTTTAGCCACAATGAGATCGGCTTCTTTTACCAATTCTTCCATAGGACTATCAGGCTTTTCCCTTTGCAGACGTTCGATTACTTCAGCTGGATGACTGATTGGACTTTCGTCGGGTTTATTATAATATTTTGAATTTTCGTCACCGGCTTTGAAATAATTGGATTTACCGTCAACTTGTTTATTATTTTGCATATCTGTCTTACGTTCGTTAAACATTTTTGCAGCCATAGCCTGATTCTCCTTGTAACCTGTCATTAGTTCTTCAAGTTTTTCGTTAGTGTAATGTGAATCTTCAATTTTAGTCGGGTCTGGTGGGATCAGTAGCCATTTGTATAAATCGACAACGTATATGTCAAACGTCGCGTCTTCTTTTTGAAGTCTTTTAGCGTGACTAGCAGCTTCATCACGGGTAGAAAAAGCGCCTCGTATTTTTACACCGAATTTGTCATTTTTTTGTGGTGCTTCAGGTCCCACCACAGACATGCATGCATAAAGTTGACCTGGTACAGTAGTATAATCTTGTTCCAACGACATTGTACGTATTAGTATGATTTAAACTTTAAGCTATATAACTTAAGTCGAATCTATAATTAAAGTTTTTATACTTAACTAAAAAATGGAAGATTTGCGTCGTTTACATAACGACGAGAAACGCTCACTCATCGAAGGTTACACTTTCAAAGGTGCAAATATTCTCGATGTGGGGTGTGGTTTCGGTGGCGATCTTCAAAAGTGGGTGAAAATGGGTGTTAACATAAACATGTGTGAACCATCTCTCACGGCTTTACAAGAAGCTAAAGGGCGTGCGTCAAATATGAAAATACCTGTGAAGTTTTATCACGGTGATATATTTAAATGCCCAAATATAAAATATGATATTATTTGTTATAATTTTTCTTTACATTATATTTTTCAAACGCGTGAATTATTTTTTGGGACATTACGTGAAATAAAAAAAAGAATAAAACCCGGTGGTATTTTTATGGGAATTATTCCCGATTCCGAAAAAATAATTTTTAAAACACCGTTAAACGATTCACTTGGAAATTTTTTTAAATTAAAAGATACAAGTAATGGAAATTTTGGAGAAAAGTTATTTGTTCATCTAATTGACACACCATATTATGCAGAAGGACCAAAATCCGAACCACTTGCACACAAAGATCTTCTCATAACACAATTAGAAAAAAGTGGATTTTCGATGACAAAATGGGAATCTTTAAATGGAAACTGTATATCAGAGCTATACAGTAAATTTATATTTGTATATAATAATGATAACTCTACTTTTACTAGTAATACTTAACGTGTATTTATATACGAGTTATCGTGATGATCCCGTACTTATGGAAGTAAAGGAAAAGTATAAAACGCTCAGGGAACATCTTATAGAAACGAATGATCCTAAATTTAATATACTTCACAAGGAAATTAGTATAATCGCCTACAGGGGGTCGTTTTTATCGGGTATAGGGTATAATACAAATAAAGGTGAAGAGATTGGTTTATGTATAGACGGTACACCTAATCACGTCTTTCATGTACTCCTTCACGAATTGGCGCACTGTACAGTAGAAGAGTATTCACATAGCGCGGGGTATTGGAAGAACTATACCGATCTAAAAAACGAAGCTATAAAAATAGGTATATATGAAAACATACAAGGCGAAACGCCTTTTTGTGGAAAAACAATTTCTGATTAATAATGTTAGTTAAATATATGGAGTTTAATATCAGACAACCTTCTATTGATAGGATCTTTCTTTCATTGTTAATGTGGTTTCTGTTAATGATAGGTGCATTTCTTACAAGATTACCAGCACCTTATTGGATCAATATGACTACAATGACATTAATTTTTCCATTTATTATATGGTATCTCGGTAATACAAGTTTAATCATTAGTATGCAACCAACGGCGGTTGCAGTTGCGTTGATGATTTCTATATTGTTTTTAATTCTCTTAACTGAAGGATTTTCTAAAGTACCCACTATCGAGGTATTTTCCAAGCAGTTAAGAGATAGTTACAAAAATTACGGTAAGGATATTCAAACAGCGTGGCTACCATTATTTATGACAATGGTAGCTTTAGTAGTGGGAGTATTAAGCAGTTACGTAATATTAGGTGGTACTGTACTCGATCTTTATTAGAAGTATTTACGAGCGACGTAAAATACAACAGCTGCAACAGCTCCAGTCGAAGCTAAACCTACCAGACTACGGTTCCCCTGACTATTTAAAAATTTAGGGATCGAGCTAGCGAGCTTTTCTTGTATAGGTTTAGATACAGATACACCGGCAGCGAAAACTACAATGAGTGCATCAAGTTGTTCGTCGGTTAAGTCAAATGGATTTTTCTTTTTTTTATTAGATTCATTAGATATTGAATTTTGTGGTGTCGGGATCATAACCTGTTGTTGAGCCATTTGAACTGCGCGAGGATCGCTACCCATCATAGGCGATTCAAATCCCTGATCCTGTTGGTAAGTCATAACATCGGCAATGGGCGTCGAGTCCATGGTATCTTTATATTCATTTACATTTTTTTCAGACATTTCTGGCACGAGTGTCGTAGTCTTTGAAAATCTATCGATCGGAACCATACCACCTGCGTCGTCTGATAAATTGAGAGTTACAATTGAATCTGACATTTATAATAGTTTAGTTTTTTTAGATAATTGAATATCGCATCTTTTACATACAGGACATGTATCTAAAAGATGTTCCCAGAGGGGTTCGAACCCACGACCTTGGCGTGCCTTATATGAATGTAACTTCATTGTATATACGTAGTATAAGCACCACGCTCTAACCAACTGAGCTATGGGAACATGTACATTTCTGTAGATAGGTTTCCCTCTTATACTAAGCGAACAATCTTTAAGTGTATAAAGAATAAACACTTAATCATGGTAAATGGAAAGTAAAGGGAATAACGTTTCCTGTGCGAGTGAATATTATCAAGATATATTCGATAAACATTTAGATGATACAGAAAATATCATACGGAAACACATTAATCAAATAGTCCACGAAGTTTACGATACACTTGGTTCTGGGCATAGTGAACGTGTATATCATAACGCTATGGAAGTGAGTCTACGCGGATTAAATATACCATACGAGTCTGAGCGTCATGTTCCTATATATTACAAAGATCATGTTGTAGGAATGGCTCGCGCTGACATCATAATAGGAAGAACAACGGTTTTGGAGCTTAAATCTGTAAAAACACTGAACGATATTATGATAGCTCAAGCTCGTAAATATTTACATCAGTTAAAGATTAATATTGGGTATTTAATTAATTTTCCGTCCGGTGAAAATTGTAAAGCTGAAATCGTAGAAATTAGATTGTAGATATAAATTCCCATTTGAGATCCGTGCAAATAGCTTTCCATATAATATCTTGTTGATGAAGTTTCTCTTTAGATTTTAGTAATGGAAAGTATTGAAGATACGAATCTTCGGATAACAGTTCACAAAATTTAAACAATACGTATGAATAACTCAAAAAATTCTTTCGATCTACTGGACAATTGTCGTCAAACGGTTTTTGAATATCACGGAACATCATGCGTAATTGTTCTTCCAGTTCAACTGGCATTTTGGGTGGTTTAATTCCGCTTAATATATTCGTAATATAAGGTACATGTTCATAAAACTTATTTAGTTTAAGTTTTTTTAATAATAAACGAACTTTTGCATGTGTTATTTCGGTGAGTGATTTAATTTTCATTTTTTTGAATTCATTTCGTAACTCCTCTATGACTTCTTTAGGAATGGTTGTTATTTCTTGCGCTTGAAACTGTGATAACCATTCATTAAAATGATTATCCCTTTTATAAGAATAATTTATAATTTTTTCTGAGGTCTCTTGCTCTTCTTTATAAGTGAGTTCTTCGCTTATTAATATTTCCAATACTATACCACACGAATCACACACCATTTCACTTTCAGTCGTTTTATACACGTTACTATTTGGACATCGTGGACACGTGTCGATAATTTTGCGTTCTATTGGGCGATCAATTGCTTTCTTTTCTACATCTACGAGATAGTCTGTGTATATGTCTTTCTTTTGTAAACCCGTAGTTTCTTTACAATTAAATATATTATCTGTATTCACTTCATTTACAGAATCCGTGTTATTATACTGTTGTATATATGGCATACATTTTCCTATATACGCAGCCATTTCCGATTCGTGTTGTATTTTATTAGATGAATCGCTATTTATTAACTCTAACCAGCGGTCTATTTTATTATTGTACCTGCTTAAAAAATTACCCTCCATCTATATAAATGATTAAAATACTTTGTTCGTTTTTAATTAACACAATTTACACATTTCGTAATATTATCAATCTAATGTTTAAGAAATGTGATTATTCTATTGTTGAACGAGTTATCGAGTATAGTGTAAAACATGACCATGAATTCAAAACAAATGAACCTTTCTGGAATAAATGTGCACGTGAACATGACCAAAACACGGAATATTATTTAATTAATACCGAAAATAGTAACGCGATACCTAAAGTTCCAGATGCAGTAGATAAAATGATAATACGAATCAAATACTGGTATAATAGTAAGATTTACAAATATATAACAAATAATCCAAATTATGATTGGCCTCCACCTAAACCAACATCCATTTTCTTTCATATACCGTTAAGCAGCGCTCAATTAATGGATAACGATGATAAACCCGTTAAAGATATTCTCGAAAAAATTCGAAGGTATGGAGGTCCTCGTGGAGATTTTTATGGAGAAAAAATAAAAATCAGTGATATGTTTTATTACACCGATTCATTTTTGGCTACAACATATCCTAAAATTAAAATAAAAAATTTTTTCGGTATGATTAAATCAGTCGATACGGCTACCGGTTATCTCACTGATCTTCGTTTACCTTAGTAGCTAAATAAAATTTCAAATCACCCAAATTCGCGACGTTATATTTTAAAATTAAAAACCTGTTTTGCTCTTCCTGCATTATTTGTACTGTAGAACACATACTTGTAGCTTTAGTAAATATGTTCATATATCTTAACGAATATATACCAGACATTAAAGAACATTCGTCTACACATTGTATTTCTGTTTCCTGGTCTGCAAAATCACCTTTACAAGTTAAGCGTAAAATTTTACCCCCTCTAGAAATCTCTATCTCATCTCCTATATTTGCCATATCTCTACATATTCGTTGAAAATCTACCGAAGGAATGGGTGTATTTACCGTCATGTGCATTTCGGGTACTTCTATTTGATTTTCATTTATATCTAGCAATTTTAATGCAAATTTTGTAGATGTTTTTTTCTGCTCACTGTGAATTTCGATATTCATATATTCTTTAGAATTTATACTTATCACCAAAACGTCATTAACTGTAATAGTTTTTAGTAATTTGTATACATTGGTCATATTGACTCCACAATCAATCGGTTCTATACAATTATATTCTTCAAAGTTTTCAGCTGGAAGATGCATGTCAATTAAAGATGTACGCGCAGTATCAAGAGTAACTATATCCACACCTGTCGGTTTAAAATATATATTAACGTCGTTTAAAATATCTTTAAGCACTTCAAACGTGGATTTTATGGCCGCGGCTTGAACTGTTACCAGTTTCATATATTTAATCGATGATTTAATTCTTTATATCACTATACGGGGTATCTTCTACCTTTCGGCTAATTTTTTCTTGTAATTCTTTTGTCATTGGGGGTTGTAAAGATCGCCCATATTCATCGAGACCAAACATATCCCCTGTAGGTTCTCCATTGAGTGTAGTTGAGTTAATTCCACCGAAATCACATGTTTCCATTTCCTGTACAGGTAATAAAGATTCAAGCCAATTTTGTATTTCTCGTCCAATTAATATTTTCCCATTTTTTGTTAACATGGTGGGTACTCGGGTTATTTTGTCTTTAAATTCTTGTGGTATTCCAAATTCTGTTACGTTATGATATTGAACGATTTGTTTTAGTTGTTGATGTTTACTTATAAAATTCATAACTTCTACACTGTGTTTACACTTAGGACTGAATATTAAAAGAGACATCTATAATATTTTATCAAAAAAAATAAAATAATTTGACACGTTTTTTTGTAAAGTATAATAATGTATAACGTGATACTTGTTCTTATACTAATTTACTTATTATTCGATTCCAGGACGGAAAAGTTTGGGTACTCTGGTGCATATGAACCTATTCATGGAATTACATTAAACGATCCAGAACCCAAGATAGATGAATATATAAAAGTTGAGAAAATTACAATCAATAATGATTTAATAGAGAAATTTGTGATATTAACTAACAAATATTTATACGAACATGTTGGTATTCATAATTATATAATAGAAACCAAAGATGTTAAACAATATAAGCACAGAAATAAGAATCATCATCTATATAAATGTAACTTCATGTGTGTCAAACCCAGTGGATTTGCTTTCGGATTTTCTGTAGTATCTGATATAATAGTAATAGACAATAACCCTTCACATGTTATAGGAGTTCATTCTCAAGAACTCGAGATAAAACCCCCTTCAGACAAAACCCCGTTCGAAAGCGGTATAGAAGGTTCTGAATATATTCTCTATGAAGATATAAAAAATAGTGAGTTAGATGTCGTAAAAAAATAGCATAGTTATTAATAATGATAAACATCGATGAAATCTCTAATATTGTGAATAACAGAAATCGGATGAAAAAGGAAACGTATATTGAATTATATAAACAAATAACTCGTAAAATACGGCGCGCGGTTGATACAAATCATAAGAATGTAATTACACAAATTCCAGTAATTGTTATTGGTTATCCCACGTTTAATAGAATGAAAGCCCTAACATATATAAAACGACAGTTGGAATTAGCTGGATTTGATGTATTTGTTGTTGGAGATTACGATCTTAATATAACATGGAAAGTAAAAAAACTGAATAGAGATTCTACATTGTCTTCTATAAACGAATATCCCACTCTTATGAATTTAAAAAAGGCAGCGAATCAATACAGGAGAAATGCGCAAAACATCTAATAAAAAAAGAACGATTAATCATAAATGGATAACTTAAATGTTTTAGTAGAAGCTAAACGTGAATATCTTGAACAGCTTTCCATACTTATCTGTCCAGTTATGATTGATGTATTTGATGATATGTATCAAGAAGCTCATAAACTTTCTAAGGGACGTCAACATTTAATCATGTTTCAAAAACTATTAAAAGATGTTCCGGAATGGAATGAAACCATGTCTAAACAACATACAGATAACATAGCTGACAGGTGTTCATGGTTTAAGGATCTCGTTGCAGCTGTATTTGTTAGTTCAGTAAAAATTCTTTCAGCTGTCCGTTTAAGTAAAGATTCCAAAAAAATGTCTGTAAAATTACCATCGAATGAAATTTTTATTCATACGTGTTATAAAAACGCTGCAAAGGATTTGTATCGAGATCCTTATATATTTAGCGAGACACAATCCGAACACAGTCGAAATGATAAGTTATACGAGCGATTTTCTGTATGCGTAGAATCATCTGTAAAAGAACTTATCCCTGTTCAACAAATACTACAAACATACATGTCAGCTGACGCAGATGAATACGTAGACGGCGAAGAACCAAACTTACAAGACGAAGATATAGGAGAGTACGATGAAAATGACCAACAGCATATAGGTGATGAACATGTGGAAGATGGTATGGAAGATGGTATGGAAGATGGTATGGAAGATGGTATGGAAGATCAACAATACCAAAATCAGGACATACAAGATCATCAATATGATGAAGTTCCCCAACAAGCTACAAATCCTTTTCAAAATGAATTTAAGACTATCAGGTCTGTTCCGGACGAGCAATTACAGGAGGAAGGTTTGGATGCAGGTGAGGAATTATTTCCAGATGCCGCCGATTCACGAAGTAAAAAAATTGGTTATTAAATATGGACGAGTATCTCAGAGAACCTGGATCAGCTGCAATTATTGCAGCTGGTATAACAGCTATGTACATACACGGCAAAGCCCGCTTAAACGATGAAGGGGCTCTTACAACGAGTTCATATGCAAAACCTGCTGCATTAGTAGGTATATTAGTTTATTTTATAGTATCCAACGGATTGGGTAAACGTGAAACTATATCAACTGATCCATTTTGATTAACTTAAAGATAAATCACGTGTTGTAAATATTAATGACTTCCATCGTCGCATTTAACGATATGATGGGACAATTTCTTACGGAACTGCATTCAGCTTTTCCAGAAGAAAAAAATTTAAAAAAATACATGGCCGCTTTTGAGCTTATGAGGTCTGCTAATGGAAAACTTATTGTGGATGGATTTATGAATGGTATAGCTCAATATGTAGATAAAATTAATACACGGGATGAATCTTTTTTTCTCGAAAATGCAAAAGATATCGATTTTCTCAAAGAAATTAATATCACGGATTGTTGGCCTACTGCATCAGATGCGACACGAGAAGCCATTTGGCAATACATCCAGACACTTTACATGTTGGGAACTACTATTACCGCTATTCCAGCAGAAACGCTCAGTATGATCGAGACTGTTGCTAAACAGTGTGCAGATAAACTTCAGAATGATGATGGTGATATAGATATCGATGAAAATGCTCTTATGAAATCTATGCAGGGTCTGCTTAGTGGCATGATGAAAAAATAAAAACCGTATAATATAAATGGTTTCCCTATTTGATGATCCTAAGCAAATAATTAGAACTGATAAAGTTACAGAATTCTGGCCAATAAAGAATCATACAGCAGAAGAACGAGTTAATGCAACAGCCCGTTTTATAATTTATGCTACTTGTATATTATATATAATTCGCCGTGACATTAGAGTATTTATATTAGGTTCCACATGTTTGGGTGTTTTATATGTAATGGAGAGTTCCAATATGATCAAGGGTACTGTATCAAACCAGTCTGACACTGAAATGTATTCATCATGTCAACGACCAAGTATAGATAACCCGATGGCAAATGTGTTGATAAGTGATTATGATGGTCGTCCAGATCGCCCCTCAGCTTGTGAATATCATTCAGTTAGGGATGAAGTTAATCATATGCTTTCTGGTAGTATACCATATGGCCCACAAAAATCCAGATCCCCGATGCCAGAGTATCAACGAAATATATATTCAAGACAATTTGTATCAGGGCCGGTAACATCAATACCAGGTGCTCAAACTGAATTTGCGGAATGGTTATACGGCGAAAAAGGTGGTGATATATGCAAAACAAATCCATTGTTATGTGATCCGAATGCACGGGGGGTTCAATTGGATGCATTTGGTGGATTAGCCACTAATAATGATAAGAGAAGTGGTATGTTCGGAGGGGGTAATGGTTCAGCTTAGTTAGATAATATTCTCATGTAATAATAAATGGCATATCAGCTTCAACCCGGATTAAACTTAGTAGAAAATCCCGCACACCCAACTAAATGTGCAACAGAAGAGGTTTTTTCTTATCCTCAGCCCAGCACCTTAAATTACGCTTCTAGTCGCCCAAATACAATGTTATATGGAACTGCTCCATTTAAGGCCGGTAAAGGTGCTCCTGCACAATATATAGAAACGAGTGATGAGTTACGCCCCCAATCGACATCACGATTTAATAAAATAGTGGCACGTACATACGAACAAAATTTATTTCCTCTTCAAAATGTTAGTTGTAAACTTCCATTACAAAGTATGGGATATGAACCGAGTAGTACACGCGCCGAGACCCAAAATCAGATGTTTGATATGAGATATCCTCGTCAATAAAAATATTTATAACTTGTAAGAATGGCAGACCCTGTTTCTATAATAGCAATTGCAGGATTAGCCTACATGGGTAAAAAGTTAAGCGATCCTAAACCCGAAAAATACATAAATGGTCCGAAGACTACAGAAGCTCCTTCCCCGTTTGTACCACAAACTCCGAGAGAAGTGCCAGATATATACAAACCCGACCCAGAAGATGCACCAGGTTGGCTTGGATACCCTCCACCTAAGAAGGAGCAGGAGAGTTTTGGAGATGTTGTTCCACAAATGCGTTCAAGTGGTGATGAAGTATTAGATATGCGAAACAGGATGTTTGATAATGGGCGTATGAATAACTTATCTCCGATAGAAAAACAACTCGTCGGTCCGGGTATAGGTGTGGGTCCAGATGTCCCAGCTACTGGTGGTTATCATCAAATGGTGAGAATCAATCCAGAAAATGTAGGATCTTATAAACTTACCACATTACCCGGTAGAAGTGGTCCCGCGTATGATATATTTGGTGGTCGTCGTGGTAAAATGGGCGAAATTGCGAATAATCGTCCCGAGAAAACTGCATTCTTACCCCAGCGTCGACCATCCGCCGGTGGAAAGTCGCAAGGGTTCGGTGGTCACGTTGTTAGAGGAACACATGTTAACGGTAAACGATTAACAAATAGGTCGCAGACTGGTGTACGAAATGATGGATTAAATTTTTCCGGTCCTAAACGTATAATTTCCAATTTAACCTCAAATTCAGATCCAACTAGAAACAAAAAGGATGGTAATATAGAACAATATACTTATAATAACCAAGTTGCACCTAACATAAATATGTATTCACATGGTTATACAACATCACCTGGTGTGATGATTGGTAATTCGGCCCCCCATTCAAATGATAAATTATTTCAGTATGGATTTCGTCCAGATGATCGACGTGGTAAAGCAAATAGATCCGGAAACGCTGGAAGAATGAATGTTCGCGCCGGGCCTCTTAATCAAGGTGGTTTAATCACCAGTGCGAGAGGTGATTCTACGCGGATAGATGGTCGTATAGGACCTACTAACGGTGGATGGACACAACAATATGTAAATAATATGTACCATAAATTTAATGCTTATAAGGGTAATTTGAATCCCAATTCATCTTCCGCAAGTCTAAATATAGCCAAACAACAGATTAGAAATAATCCCATAGCTCAGCAGGTATTATAAGCATTTTTTTTGAGTAATAACATCCATTAAAATATTGTTCATGTATTTTAATGAGTGTATACACGTTAGATATAGATAGTAGCGAACGTGATCCTATTCTATACCCAAATCCAGGTGATTATGTAGTCGAATTAAAAAACCCGATTTACGATGTAAAAAAAATATCTATAGTCTCTGGTCGTATTCATGCGAGTCAACTACTCATAAATGATAATAATAACACATTTTCTATATCGAGTGGTAATTTGACATCAAACGTTACATTAGATAATGGAAATTATAGTGGTAAAACATTAGCAATCGAATTGGCAGAAAAATTGAATCACGTGATAACAAGTGCCGTATATGATAAAGAAAAAAATGACATTATATTAACCGGTGAAAACGAATTTACGTTCAATTTCTATGACGGTACTAACGGATACAGTTCGAATCCAGTCGTAATTAATAAAACAACACCACATGATATTATAGGATTTTCTGCGAATAACATATCTTCTGTAAATGGAAATTTAACCACTGGAAGTCTTAATTTACAGGGACCAGATGCACTCGTTATAAAAATAAGTAGTGGTGCAGAAGAACTAAACAAAATGGTATATTCTGATACACCTTTTTATACTGGTCGTATTTTAATGTGTGGTGATGTAATTAATTATTCTGGACACGATGACGTGGTGGAACATAATTTCGATACAGGTTCACAAAATATAAGTAAATTACGTATACAGTTTTATTATAGTAGTAATAATCGTCTGATTCCGTATGATTTCAGAAATGCAAATCATATATTAAAATTAAATATAACGTGTACTACGGATAAACTTAAAACTATACCTAACGTAATAAAGGATTATTCTCTTCCTAAACCTATTCACATACCCGATATAGAGGATCTGAATAAATGGAATGCATTTATATATATATTTTTGATAGTACTAACAGGTATATTTTTTATCATACTTACAAAACCTAAGAAGATTAACGAGTAACCGCGTACATAGGAGCAGTGGGCTTCCTGACGCGTTTGGATAATCGAGAAATAACCATATAAACTAGAACAGAAAGTAGGGTTGTGAAAAGTGCGGTAAGACTGTAGTTAAGACCACCATTCTTTTGAACACGTACAACTTGATGAATACTCCAGCGAACGAGATCCATCCAAGAAAGTGCGGCGGCAAAAGAGAAACCGGCGACAACCGCGTTTAGAGACTGGGTCTCGAGTTCATTGGAGATAGCCACGAGGGTGTCACTAGCAGCTTCTGCAGACATTTATATTATATAAATATTTTTTATTCTGGTAACAATTCTTCTTCAATCAGTATTTTTTTATATACTTTTTTTTGATATCCCCTGATGTGCTTCTTATTTTCGTCATCTCCGGACCCTGACTCCGACTCCGAGTCTGAACTCGATTCCGAATAATCACTACTCTTAAATAATTTATAGTTACGCTTACTCCAACCCTCTGGAGTGTCACATGTTTTCATTACTATCAATAGCATTTTTTATCATCTCTTCCGACGGATTCGTAGGTTTCCATGCTTCCCATGCATCATATGCATCATTTATACTTTTAAAAAGTTCTTCATTACCCGAGTAAGGTTCGAACATTTCATCTTCATCGTCGACGACTTCAACTAATTCGTCTTCGTTGTCAGATTCTTCTTCTGTATATATTTCTGGAAAATAAGACCCAATTTGATCACCTACTGTATTCATCGCACAGTATTTCATACAATATTCCATATCTTTAGCGAGAATTGTACTTCTTCCACACGCTTTTGCGTATTGACCTGATAATACTACCGCATTCTCAAATACGGGTGTAACTATATCAATTGCCGATTGGACCATTTGGGAAGAGAAGTTGTCCTCTTCCATCTTTAATACGGAGTATATTATTACTGAGTGCATAAACTCTAAGTTCTCTTATGTCGGATGTATTATTATTTAATTTTAGTACTATATTTTGATCTTTAATAGTACTAAAATTTACGTGACCTGTAGGATACCATTTTTCTGGCTCTAACGCAAAACTATACGAATAAAATCTTCTAAACAGTTGAGTTCTAGAGTGATGTATTCCACTTTGAACTGCCCTGATATTTATTAAATTTCCAGTCACGTTATCAAGAATGACATCTTTATCTAATGTCATTTCTAAACTCACAAGATTCTCGTAATTAATATATCTACCATTTGTAGGATATATTTGTGAAGGATGATCATAATCAAAGCAACTGTATATCACGTTTTCGTTACTTACACGGGAAATTGCGAAATATAATTCCTTTACCGGGTTTGTAAAATTTAATCGACATTTTACAGTATCGATGCCATCCCCTGTAGAAACGGGTATTCTAAAAGTGTTACACTGAATTTGAGTAATTACATAATCACGGTTTAATTTTTCTAGAATCTTCCGTTCGGGAGAATCGAGTAACACCATTTCTGTACGAAGATCTATAGAATTGATTATTGCTGTAGATTCATCGAACCCCTCGTTAATTATATTTAAATAATCATATATACAAAATTTTTTCTCGTTTAATTGAATCTCTAATTCACATTCATGTGAATCAAGGGCGTGTAATGGAATATATAATTCGGGATTATTATGAAAATAAAAAGGAATATCGACAATAAACGTTCTAGATTTAGTAGCATCATCTAGATAGTTATCTATAGATGTAGATACAGGATATCCGGATAATTCATTGGGATTTTTACCTATCAATTTAGATAAGTTTAATTGTTTTGTTTGAGTCGTGTAATGTTCGCTGTGTATTTGTAACCAGTCACGCGGAATTCTTTGTATGAGTTGACCCCCTATCACCAAATCGATGTGGTCTATAATGGCGTGACCTATCGATTCTATATATTTATAATATACACCATCTCTTTCCAACGGGGATAAATTTATATGTAATCTAATGGATTTAATTAAATCGCCTGAATCTATGGGTATAGTACATTTTAATGTACTTCCGTATGTAACCTCACCTGTCAATTCATGTTTCACATCGTATATAGCAAAGTTTGTGTGTTTCCTGAAATTTTTTATAAAATGGGTGTATTCAGGTTTTTCTGTAAAAAATACATCCTGAGAACCGGTTGTAGCAAGTTGAACACGACCGGCCATTACTATTATACGTTTTAAAATTTTAACCCCACTAAACCATTTCTTATGCTTAGTACATTAAGATTCTTAGCGTAAATATCAACCTTGGTGTTACGTGTAGATGATACATCTTCCATTTCTATATTTATATGTTTGTGAATAATTCTACTCATATTTAATTGACCAGTTGAATAGTATTTTTCGGGATAAAGAGAAAATGAATGTACATAAAATTCGTAAGCGGGATCTGGGCACCCGGTGTGTGTTTTTAAAGAATTGTGATAAGAGAGTTCAGTACCACTTTTATTAAATACAGTCGAACCATTACATGTGAATTTCACGTTTTTAATTAGTCTATGATCGGATCTTTTATATTTAGACCCTGAACCTATAACAGTAGTAGAAAACGCTTGATCGTTTGATTTTGTGTCTAGTAATAAATCATAAACTTCTCCTTCTATTGGATCCGTAGATTCTTTTGCTATCAATAACAATTCTTTCACAGGGTTTTTAAATTTTAATAATGCGGACTTAGTTATATCATTTGGTTTGAATGATATAGTAGATTTTTGTAACTGAGTTATAACATACTCCATAGGCTGTGTTAAAAAGAAGCGCTTTTCTTCGTCCGTTATAAAATAAAAATCTGGTATGAGTGATGCACTTATGATAGATCCATCCGTCGTTTTTTCACGTCGCACAGTCCCATCATTTTCAAGAGTGTATTTAAAGCTTATATCCTCGTATACATCCTTGAAAGTTATCTTAATTTCTACCAATTGCCGAGTTATAGCACATATGGGTATAGCTAAACTCGGATGCCTAAAAAAATAAAACGGTAAATTAATATAAAACGTGTTATATGAGTCAGAAACTGTTAAATGATTACCATGACCGTTTAAGAAATACATCGTTTGTTTTATATCATCTTTGTTACTATATAATTGATCATACATGTTAATATAATCACCAGTTAATCGTTGAATAATTTGTCCACCTATTATCAAGTCGGCGTATTTTATTATATTCTTAGCTAACGGTGGATTATAAAAATAGTAATGTGCGGGTGTTCCTTCTGTATCATGATCAGTTAAATTTCCTAATTTTACTTTTAAAATTACGTTGCGTAATAAATCTCCTATATTGTTTGGTATTCTACAGTGAACAGATTTACCAAAAGAAATATCACCAGTCAAGGGTACTTCTACAGATTCTGTAGAAAACTTTGTATGTTTTTTGAATATTGTAACAAAATACGAAAATTGTGGATCACCGTTCAGCCATTGGTCCTGAATACCCCTGATGGCAAGCTGCACGCGACCTGCCATTCTTATTAGATGTGAGTAAAATTTTATGAATTAAAACGGGGCGGTATTATAGATGGATTTACGTTTACGAAAATTTAACCCCGCTAAAATTGCTGATGATAAAGTATGTGTATTTATAGGCAAACGTAACACAGGTAAATCTACACTGGTAACTGATATTTTATGGCATAAAAAACATTTACCAGCCGGTATAGTACTGTCAGCAACAGAAGAAGGTAATCACTATTATCAACAGTACGTACCAGATTTGTTTATATATGGAGATTATGATAAAGATGCTATCGAACGAGTGATGGATAGACAGAGGAAATTGGTGGGTGCAGGTAAACAAAATTGTGGAGCTTTTTTGTTACTCGATGATTGCATGTACGATAGTAAATTTATGCGTGACACGTGTATTCGACAATGCTTTATGAACGGCCGTCACTGGAAAATCTTTTTCATGTTGACGATGCAGTATTGTATGGATCTTCCACCAGCGCTAAGAGCTAACGTGGATTACGTGTTTATCCTTCGTGAGAACATAATTCAGAATCGAGAAAAGTTATACAAGAGCTTTTTTGGTATTTTTCCAAATTTTGATATGTTTAACAAGGTGATGGATGCTTGTACCGAGAATTATGAATGTATTGTTTTAGATAATACTAGTAAGTCTAATCGCATTGAGGACTGTGTATTTTGGTATAAGGCTCGTATGCATAAAAATTTTAAAGTAGGGGCGCCGGAATATTGGCAAGCGCATAAAAAGTTATTTAACCCTAAACAAAATATATCAAAACTAGACCCCAAAAATATAAAAGGAAGAGTAGCTCCACAGTTTAAAGTAACTAAACAGGGTCACGGTAGATAAAAATGTCATGGAATATTAAGATATGGTAGACAGAACACCTATAAAAAAAATTAAAACACCGGGTAGATCTAAACGGCGAGCTGAAACACTTAAAAGACAGACAAAAAATAGAAGTGTGACACTAGGAGATGCGAGGAAGGACCCGTACACTTCAATCAATAGATTATACAAAAACTTTAAAAAAATACATATTCCAAAGAATACCTACAATCTTGGAACGGTGACTAATGTTAATAATCGTTATTTATCGGTTCGAATGAGTAGAAAATTGGTTGACAACTTGAAAGATATATATGTCAATAAATCGTTGAGAAATCAAGCAGAATATGTAGGTGTAATACAATTTACTCTAAAAAATACAAGAAATTATGTAAAATTCCATTCACCTACAGCACGCACAAATCATAATTACACCGTTGTACAACCAACAATGAACGAATTTAAACAATATATAATGTATCACACACACACTGTACCCCCAAACAATAACAGAAATCTATTCACGTATCCGAGTCCCGGTGACATCAGAGCATATATAGGAAATTATCCACAATTACAAGCAAATTTAATTTTAGAAAATAATGGGTATTATATAATAGATTTGTTAGAAACTGACATGAGAATACCTAACCCTTCGGTTGTGAACCCATTTTTTATAGGACTCATAAACGAAAGTGGTTTTGCAAATGTGAGAACTGGATATAGAGGTTTAGCGTATGTTGAAACGAATTCAAGTAATTGGAAACGTTTTATTAATAGATATATAGATCCTATTATGCGACGCCAATTTGGTATATCTATAAAATATTACAGTTGGAACGAGTTAGGTAAGATAACTTTACTAGATAAAAATGTTATTATGAATCAGGGATGAACATCGTAGCTTTTAAACCTCAACGTGTACAAATTCCACACGAAGTTATACGTGATTTAAAACATATAAGTGATTTGTCATCTAGAAAAAAATGGGAATATGCGGGGGGTATCGGGTGTAAAATTAAAGGGAAATTTGCAACATTTAGTAAGCCGTCGTTCGTCACATCTAAAAATCGACGTACAGTGAAATTAAAAGAAATAGAGACGGTCTGGCCCTCTTTAATCGCGTATCATACACATCCAGCTATAGTTCAACCACAAAATATACAACACGACAGTGATAAAATATTTACGACTCTTCCCAGTAATTCAGATATAGAGGTGTGTATTTTAGGGTTTCCGGGTATTCAAACTAATATCATATGCGACGCACACGGCTATTATATTATCGATATGATTCACGCAGTCGAACACGAAAAGATTCCTGTACCGAGTATGGTATTTAAAGCGATGGATGACTTCAGGAAAAGGTCACATTTACGTGAACGTGTATTTGGTGAAGAAGGATTAGAATATTATAATACAAACTTATACGAATGGAAACGTATAATAAACCTTGAACTTAATCAACATTTAGAAAATATTTTTGGTATATCTATACGATATTATGCGTATACAGATAAATCACCTCATATAATTATCGATCGGGATAATATCGATTCATAGAATCTTCTAATTCGTCTACTTCGTACCACGCAAGTTGACACTCCTTTGATTTTTTGCCATTGTCTTGACATATATCTTGAGCTTCTTTTATCGCTTCTCTAAAACGTAAACGAAGTCTCATATTTTCTTTTTTCGTATGGCTAGGTTGAACAAACCCCGCACTACTTTTTTTATAAATACCTTTCAATACATTCTGACGCGTCTTAGCTAATCTATATTTATATGAATCATTGGAAGAATAAGATACTATATTCATATAATATATTGATATAAAGATTTTAAGCATGATCTTTGCATATGGATAAGAAAAAGGAAGAAGATACCGGTCCACGACTTTCATTTGAAGAACGGCAGGTTATATACGCGAACGATAAAAAGAAGGCGATAGAACAGGCGGAAAAACGCGAAAAATATATATACAAATCAGATCGCGATGCGGGAAAGTTCATGAAATTTCTTGAACACCGACTCGAGATATGGGATGAATTGAAAGATAAGACATTTTACGGTAAACGAATGTATGAAAAAACCAAGACAATTTTAAATTCATACGAGAACGAAGTAAATGTTTAAACGTGATCTAAATCGGCTATACTTTTTCGTCTATTTTTTTCTTTTACATTACTCAACGCATTTAACCATCTCGTTACAGACCTTTTAGATGATATGACAGAATTTGCATCGTCGTTGACTACTATACTTAATCCGTTGCATACATCGGGTTTATTTTCGCGATCAGGAAACTGAATATGAAATGCTTCTATTGATAAAGCTGGTATGTCTGGAGCGTCGTCAAGAAGTTTGTCATATTCTTCTCTACATTTTAACACAAATTCTACCACATTTGCTCTATGTTTTACATCCAATGACAATTCCATATCAACATTCCTGTAAAATTTAGACCATTGAATACACATAACCGAGTGTGATTCTGACAGACTTAAACTTTGACTAAATTTTGATATACTCGTTAAAATACCCCCTAAAACATTAAGGAAAGCAAAGAAATATTGGATTATCATTATTTTATTTTTAGTATCTTGTGATACACCTTCATTACCACTCGGATTTAATACGGCAAACCCACCGACGCCTGTTATACTGGCTATGACTATGCTAGGATATGCTAAATAATCGTTTTGTTTCTTGTATAATAAACGTGCATGATTATGCAGCCACCTGTACCCCGCGGCCTTTTCTGCCCAACGTAATAAAAGTTTCTCTTGTTTCTCACACCATAAACAGTCTGAAACCTCTGGAGAACTATCTTCCATCTTATAGTATACAAATATTTACATTGACGCTTAGGCGTCGAAGGTGGGGACTCCGGAAGGGCTGGCAGCTGGTGGTGGGGCTGGAGGAAGGGTGATGGTGTCGTTAGCACTCTGACTCGCATTTAACCATGCCGCTAAATTAGCGCTGGTAGATGAATCTATTTCATTAATTTTTTGATCCAGCGCTTCATCAGCTTTCATCAATTCCCGTTCTGCCTCTCGTAGTTCAGTTTCGAGTTCGTCAACTTTCTGCGTTAATGTCGTAGATATACCCATCTCGTTGTCGGCAGCGGTTTTCGCATCCTGTATTTCAATATTCAATCTATCAACCTCCGCATTCGCGTTTACAAATCGATTTTCTGCATCTGCTATAAGAGTACCAAATTCAGCGAAATCCTGTGTTTTCGATCTTTCTATATCCATGTGTGTGGGAAAAGAATCCGGGTTTTCTAAAAAATTATTCATAACCTCTTTACCTTCGTC